AATATCATAAAAACAATGGACATGCAAGTTCTTATCATATAGAACAACTTTTAATTTATATGAAAATACTAAAGCAAAAGGTTGGGGCTATTGTTTATGAATCAAAAAATACTCATGAGATATGTGTCGTTCCAGTAGTTGCTAACGAAAAGCACGTAGAGTTTATTGATTATCTATTTGATTGGATGCAAAAAACATACAAGGCTTTTCAAGATAAACAACTTCCAGAACGAGCATATCGTGTAGGTTCTAAGGTTTGTGGATCTTGCCCACTAGAAAAGGTATGTGACTCTAGGGAGACAGGTGTAATAAAAATTGAGAGAAGAAAAGAAATTGAGCAATAAGATATGTCAATGGTGTGATGATTCATTTGATACAGTTAGTAAAAATCAAATCTACTGTTCACCAACATGTCGTGCTGAATCAACTAAGAAAAAAATTGTTGAAAGATATCAAATTTCAAAGTTTAAAGCAAGGGTTGGAAAAGAAAGAAGATGTGCTGGAGGTTGCAATACTTTGATTAGTGTTTATAACGATGCTGGCTTTTGCAATTCTTGTTTAGTAAATGATAAAAAAGTAGATAAGTTTATTAAAGAGTTAAAGGATTATTTTGATTATGAAGAAAAATAAATTATTATATATAGGTCAGCCTAAGAACATTCTTGCTATAGATGCTTCAACTAACTCTATGGCTTTTTCAGTATATGTTGATGGAGTTTTAAAAAAGTATGGAAAGATTAATTTTCACGGTAGACATGTTTATGAAAAAACAGGAGATGCTTGTAGAAAACTAATTCCATTCTTAAAAGATTTTGATATAGATGCGGTAGTAATTGAATCTGCAATTTATACAAACTCACAAAAAACTGCTATTAATCTTGCTATAGTTCAAGGTGCAATCATAGGATCTTCTCAGATGTCTGGAAATAGAACTGTAGTATCTTGTTCACCAGTTGCTTGGCAAAATTGGATCGGCAATAAAAAATTAACTAAGCAAGAAAAGGAAGAGATTAAAGGAGCAAATCCAGGTCATTCATTTTCTTGGTATAAGCAAAAGGAAAGAGAAAAAAGAAAACAAAGAACTATAAGAATAGTTAATATTGAATACGGCACAAACATAGATGATGACGATGTGGCAGATGCAGTTGCTATAGGTTGGTACTCAGTTAAAAACTGGAACAAGTTAGTTGATGAGCCTCACAACGTTGACAAAAAGCAAGGGTAATGATAAAATGAAGTTATATACAAGTGAAGCATGGTTAAAGAAAAGGTATCAAGTTGATAAGAAAAGTCCAGAACAAATTGCCAAAGAGTGTGGAACATCTGTTGAAACTATATACGTATATCTTGCCAAGTTTGGCCTTAGAAAGTCGAAAAGGTAAAAATGGCAGACTATAAGTATCCAGATTTTGAAAAACAACTTGAAGATAGAATGAAGTTTATTCGTGATATCTCAACCCAAGCACCTGCGGGTAGAAAGATATTAGATGAATGTCTTGATATAGCAGAACTACTTATTAAAAAGAATCAATCATATGGTAGTTCATATAGTCATCCTATCAATATATTTAGTAAATCAAATCCAAAAGAACAACTATATATTCGTATTGATGATAAACTTAATAGAATACATAAAGGTAAAGAGTATGCTTCTGAAGATACAATTTTAGATCTTATTGGATACCTTGTATTATTAAGGACATTAAATGACAGAGAATGATTTAGTTAAACACCTTGACCTTGTCAACAGTGTTGCTACCGAATATTTAAAAGGTTTAGACGCTTCGCAAATCTCTAAGCAATTAGATATACCTAGAGCAAAGGTTATGACACTTCTTAACGATTGGCGAGCGATGGCTGCCAACAACCAAGCAATTCATGCTCGTGCAAAAGAAGCCCTTGCTGGAGCAGACCAACACTTTTCTTCATTAATAAAAAAATCTTATGAAGTTATTGATGTTGCAGATCAAAATGCAAACCTTGGTGCAAAAACTCAGGCTATCAAACTGATAGCAGATATTGAAAGTAAAAGACTTGAGATGCTACAAAAAGCAGGGTTGCTAGATAATAAAGAAATAGCAGAACAAATTATTGAAATGGAAAGAAAACAAGGAGTTTTAATTGGTATCTTAAAAGAGGTTGCTTCTAACCATCCAGAAATTAGACAAGAGATTATGGAAAAGTTGTCTGAGATTCAAACGGAGGTCGTTGTAATTGACTCTAGACCTGAGTGATTTTTTAGAAGCATTAGATGAAAATCAATTTGAAGAAAAGCCAGTAGATGTAAGAACTTTTGTTAAAAGCAAAGATTATCTTAATATGCCAGAATTATCTGAGTATCAGTATACACTTGTTGAATGCATGAGCCAGATATATAAAAAAGAAGATTTAGTAAAATTGATGGGAAAGGAAGAAGGAGAAAAGCATTATAAAAAATATACTAAGCAAGAAGTTATTCTTATGTGTGGAAAAGGTAGTGGTAAAGATCATACTTCTACCATTGGTTGTGCTTATATTGTCTATAAACTTTTATGTCTCAAAGATCCATCGAGGTATTTTGGGAAACCATCGAATGATGCGATAGATTTAATTAACGTTGCTGTTAACGCAGAGCAAGCAAAGAACGTATTTTTTAAAGGCTTTAAGTCAAAGATTGAAAACTCTCCTTGGTTTGCTGGAAAATATGAAGCGAAAGTTAATAATATAGAATTCAATAAAGCCATTACAGTATACTCTGGACATTCTGAAAGAGAATCTGCAGAAGGTTTAAACTTAATGCTTGCAGTACTAGATGAGATTTCTGCTTTTGCAATGGAAGGTTCTGGTGGTAATGAACAAGGAAAGACTGCAGACAATATGTATAAAGCGTTTAGAGGATCTGTAGACTCTCGCTTTCCAGACTTTGGTAAAGTAATTCTTTTATCATTTCCTAGATACAAAGGTGATTTTATTTCTCAAAGATATGAGGCAGTTATTGCAGATAAAGATACTGTAACAAGGCAGCATGAGTTTGTTGTTAATCCAGAGTTACCAGAAGACGATGTTAAAAATAAATTTTCTATAGAGTGGGAAGAAGATCATATAGAGTCGTATAAACTTCCTGGAATATTTGCATTACGTAGACCAACATGGGAGATGAACCCAACAAGAAAGATAGAAGATTTTAAAAAAGCATTCTTTGATGATCCGCAAGATGCTTTGATGCGTTTTGCTTGTATGGCTAGTGTATCTTCAGATGCATTTTTTAAGTCAAGGGAAAAGATAGAGTCGAGCCTGTCTAGAAGAAACCCAATAGATTCTGCTAAAAGAATAGATGAAACTTTTGTTGCAGATCCTAATACAGTTTACTATGTTCACGCTGACCTTGCACAAAAGCATGACAAGTGTGCAGTATCTATTGCTCACGTAGATAAGTGGGTAAGTGTTAAATCATTTAATGACTATGAACAGGTCGTTCCTTTAGTTGTAGTAGATGCTATTGTATGGTGGGAGCCACACAAAGAAGGCCCTGTAGATTTAAGTGAAGTAAAGAATTGGATTATTAATTTAAGAAGACTTGGATTTAATCTAGGTTTGGTTTCTTTTGATCGTTGGCAGTCTTTTGATATTCAACAAGAGTTAAAGCAAGTGGGAATTAGAACTGAAACATTGTCTGTTGCTAAAAAGCATTATGAAGATCTTGCTATGTTAATTTATGAAGAAAGACTTGTTGCTCCTCATATCGATGTGTTAAAGGATGAACTTTTAGAATTAAGAATTGTTGGAAATCGTGTAGACCATCCTAGAAAAAAATCTAAAGATTTAGCAGACGCAATGTGTGGATCTGTGTATAATGCAATTGCAAACACAAGAAGAGAAAAGGTTCAAGAGATTGAAGTTCATACTTGGAAAACAACTAAAGCAGATAGACATGAGCCAGAGGCAAAGAAAGAAAAGCCAGAAATAACTCCAGACATCAAAGATTATTTAGAGACTTATAGGTTAATATAATGGATGAGTTCGAAGAAGTTCCAGGGTTTATGGAGTTTTTACTAGAGCATGGCCTCATAGAAATTTATGGGGTAGATCCAATTACTGAAGATATTACTTATACTATGACTGATAAATGTAGAGAAGTTATGCCAGAACTATTTGAAGAGCATATGAAGCATATTAATCAAATAGCCTTTGACCTATGGGAAAAAGGGTATATAGAAATGAATTTTGATGAAGAAGGTACCCCTCTTGTAATGTTAAAACCATTAGACTATGAAAAAGACATATTTCCTCTTATAAACTATGATGAGGTAAACTTTCTTCAAAACATGCTTACTAGACGTAATAGATAGTGATATAATTATTCTATGCCCTATGATATTGTAAGAGGAAAGTCTGATTGTAAAAGCGGTTTTGCCGTTGTCGGACCAGATGGAACTGTTCGTGGATGCCATTCAACTAGAGAAGAAGCAGTTAATCAGCAACGTGCACTTTATGCTGCAGAATCAAATGCTAAAAAAGCATTAGGAAAAGCATTATTAACCGATTTTTATAAAGACAACCATGGAACAATGACTAATGAAAATGTTCCAAATAGACAACCACATTCAATTGAAGAATGTGATGATAAAGAAAATTGTCCAGATCACATGGACAAGCAAGCCCCTTGTTGGGATGGATACGTTCAAAGAGGCATGAAGCCAGGAGCAAATGGTCAACCAGTTCCAAACTGTGTTCCAGTTGCAAAATGTTGTCCAGATATGTTATTTCCATTTGTGAAGGGATTTTAAATGATTAAAGAAGAAATGTGGGAAGGAAAGCCACTATACGATGAATTGTCAAACGAAGAAAGAGCATTAGCAGATGCTTTATTAGCCCTGTCAGAAAAAGTTGGACCATTAGACAAAGCAAGAGGAGTTTGGGTTGGCTATGTAGATGGTGCAAATAATGAAAATAATTCTATAGGAGTAAACTGTGGAAATTGTGCATTACATAAATCATCAGTTGCTTGTGCAATATTGGATATGCCAATTGAAGAAGCAGGTGCTTGTAGATTTGCAGTAATTCCAGATGGATATGTTAATGCCCCAAATGATGGGGAAGAAAACATGATGAATGACGACATGTCAAAAGCAAATTCAGTTCGTGTTGGACAAATGGTATCTTGGAATTCAAGTGGCGGAAGAGCAGAAGGAAAAGTAATTAGAGTTGTTAGAAATGGAAAAATAAAAGTTCCAGATAGTTCATTTGAAATTACAGGAACACCAGATAATCCAGCAGTAGCAATTAGACTATATCGTGATGGAAAACCTACAGATATTACTGTTGGACACAAAATGAAAACTTTAACTGTTAAAAAATTTACAGAAGATATTGATTTAGAAAAAGCAAGTTTAGATGATTTAGATTTAAAGCCTACAGAATCAATGGCAAATAACGCACGCAGAGGGTTAGAATTAAGACGTAAGTTTGGCAGAGGTGGTACAGCAGTTGGTGTTGCTCGTGCTAGAGACTTGGCTAACAGAGCAGAATTAAGTCCAGACACAGTATTAAGAATGTATTCTTTCTTTTCTCGTCATGAAGTAGACAAACAAGGAAAAGATTGGAACAATGCAGAAAGACCATCTAATGGAAAAATTGCTTGGCTTCTTTGGGGTGGAGATTCAGGGTACTCATGGGCTACATCAAAAAGAAATGCAATTATGAGAATAAGATCTCAAAAGTCTAATGATCCTATTT